TCAGTCGCATCAGCAACGTTCTTTATTAATTGACCAGCAACTTCATATGCTCTTGGCATTTCACTTTCTTGAGCAAGATCAAGAATACCATTTATTGCTTCTTGACCTTTCTCTATAATACTATAAAGATTGCCACGAGTATACTCATAATCTTTACTGATATGATCAGTATTTGGTTTTTCTTTTTTCTGTACCTTTTCAATATCTGCAGGAACAATACTTGTTTCTACATTGAAAGCATCATCTAGTCCGTCGGTTTTCATGAGTAAGATCCATCAAATCCAAAGTCATCACCCAGTTCAACGATATTACTATCTTCTCTAGGTGAGTAATCAATACCCTTGACTCCCGTTCCCCTAACATGTGCTTTAGCAATTGTGCTATCTTCACCTCTTGAAACGGTAAGTTTATTACCAGTAATCTTAGTAACTTTCATCTCTTCACCATCAACATCAATGTACTTATTAACTGTAATCTTAGTTCCATCAGCAACATTAATTGTCTTCTGAGATGCATCTATATCTTCACCTATTGTTGTTACTACATCATCAGTATAATCTTTAAGTGCTCTTGGTTTGACAGAGAATGTAACATCTCTTTGTGTGCTTTGTGATCCACCAGCAAGATAACGAACAGATGCTGTTTTGATGATATCTTTGGATGCAGATGTAACAGGGCCGAATAAGTATGTCTTTGCAGTAAATCTTAGAGTATAAAGTAAAACTCTTCTAGATGTAAAATCTCCTTCATACTGATCATCCATTGTAATATTTTCTAATACAACTGGAACATCTTTCTTCTCATTTATCAAACTAACAAGATTGATTGTTAAATTGTATTGTGGTTGGAAATAAGGTAATATCTGTTCTACTACTTGTAAAGCATCGTCATTCAATTTACACATAATTGAAAGTTCAAACTGCATATTATATGGAACTGGCATGAATACCTTTTTAATATCTGTTCCGTCATCTGGATTTTTAACTGCTATGGTTTGAGTTGTAGTTACCTTTCTAGATGAGTCATATGTAAGTCCAGTAAACTCAAATGACATTCTAGGTAAACTAATCTGAGTTGCTTGACTTAAGTTTGGTGCTTGTTCTAATCTTGCTAAAAATTTCTGTGTTGGGCCATATGCCAAAGGCACTTTTACAACAGATCCATCCTGTTTTATAGTAATACCATTGAACAGAGTTCCAAAACCGATGATGGTCTTTCTTAAAATTTCGTTGTAAAAATACTCAAACATTGCTATAACCTCTTATATTATATTTATGGTGTACCAAATGGGTTGTTCTCTGAGAAGTCTAAAATAGCATCTGCCTGTAGTTCAAACTCATCATTTTCACCAAATCCATCATCAAAATTAGTTAGATCAATCAATCTAATTAAGTGTGATGCACCTGAAGAAGATCCTGTAATTGTCTCTCCAGTTCTGAATGTTCCTGTGATATTATATATCTCTAATTCATTTGTAACAGCATCCCAAGTTCTAATTCTTGCTGTAGCACCACTTGTTCCACCTGTAATAGTTTCATTAAATTCATAGTTCCCTGAACCAGAACTACCTGGTGATGCGATAGAAATGGTAGGTGCTACCGTGTAGCCTACACCAGCATTTCTAATGTGTATTGCAGAGATTGTTCCAGCAGTACTAACGATTGCAGTTGCAGCAGCAGATACTGTGGATATTCCATTCTGTGCAGTAAACGTAATTGTTGGTGATGTTGTATATCCTGAACCACCTGAAGTGATTGTAACAATACCAACTACACCATTCTCTATCTTAGAAGTTGCAGCAACACCAGTTCCATCTCCAATTACCTGTATTGTAGGATTAGAAGTGTATCCAAAGCCTGGGTTTACTAGGTCAATATTCTGAACAACAGATTTTTTACTGTCACTAATATTACCTTCAATAGCAATTCCACTCAATAACTTAGATGTAGCAATACCAGTCAATCCTCCTGATGGTGCAGATGATATTGCAACTCTAGGTGCAAATGTATATCCCTTACCTCTATTTGATAGACTGATAAATTGAATACCACCATTAATGATACCTACAGATGCAGTTGCTTGAGATGCAGTTCCTACAAGAGTTAGTTTCTGTGTTCCACCAGAACCAATAAGAATTTCCTCTCCATCTGCTCCCTCAATACCACCTAAAGTATCATCAATTTCATCAACTCCAGTATCAATAACCTCATCCTCATAACGGAATAGTTCACAAGTTAACTTATAAACATAGTTATCTCTTAGCATGTAAAATGGTTTTTCATGCTCAACATATTTGATCTCAAACAAACGATCACCTAGTGGAAAATAAACTAAGTCTCCCTCTTTTGGCCTTGTAGAGAGTTTGACATTAGATTCATTTTTCATTAGGGGAGATATGTATGTCTCAAACCTTTCTTTTGATATTATAAGTGTTACTTCATTAGTTGCTTGAATACCGAACTTTGATAGTGTAGATGGCATTTCATCATATCCATCAAAATTATCAATATATGCTTCTATTGGATATGCATCATCAAATTTAGATGCAGTTACTTCTTCTAATATTGTTTTTTCGCTAACATACTTTCTTGGCATATAGTGTACTTCCACACCATACATCTTCAATTGCTCGTTAATCAAAGACTGAACGAGACTTTGTTCACCAGAGGAGCCTTGTTGAAAAAAAGGATTTAGTGCCATTATATTAACCTATCATATCTAATGGTGGTAGTTCATAAGTGTTAGACATTTGCTCTCTGATGATTTGTAAATCATTCATTGCATCATCATAGATCTGCCTACCATTTAATTCGACTCCACCAGGTAATTTAACTCCTTGGAATTTAATTAAGTTCTGACCCCACTGCTTCTTAAGAAGAGCAGTAAAGTATCTCTTTAAAAATGAATCATTAAAAACTTTTGCATAATCATTTGGATTCAATGTTCTAAAACAATCAATTACAAGAAACTCATCTGCACTAATACTAGACCAATCAATATCTAGATATAATCTATCCTGTCTTTTATTAAATCTAATTTGTTTCTGTGTAGTCAATAAAAAATTAATATCTTCAAGATATGTTTTTGTCATTGCATATGTCAATAATTCTGTAGACCCATAGAAATATACATCATTCAAGAACAACTGATACTTAAGACTGAACATACCACTTGCCATTCTATTTGATCCATCAAAATGAAAGACTTTAGTAATGCCAATAATATCATCTGGAACTTGTAAAAAATTTGAATTCTCAGTAAAACTAAATGATGTAGTTCCACCATCAATTGTGGCACTAGCAGTAGATGTCGTAATTCCTATATTGTCTGTTTGACCATCTCTTGATCTTCCTCTTGTTATATCAGCTTCTGTAATCTTATATTTTAAAAATGTTGGATATACTCCATCAAAATGACGTTCTTGGAAATATTGAATAGCATCATCCAATAGATCCTCAACTTGTTCATCTGCAACGTTGATTTCTAATACTGGTGCACCTAATTGCCTTTTAGCATAGGTGATTAATTCTGATCTAGTGGATGGTTGAGCCATTTATACTATACCTCTATCCATATTTATAGTGCGGAGATTGACGATATGCCAGGTTGAACAAGAATGTTACCATCAACTAATCTGTAGAAAGTATTTCCAGAACTAACAATAACATCATAAACATAACGACCTTCTTCTATAAGTTTAGTTTGTGTTCCACCAAGTGATATACGAATCTTACCATCAGCAGCACTTGTAAAACCAACAGCAAAAGTTGCTGTAGGAAAGGCAGTTGATCCTATAGAAACACTCTTAGTCATTTGAGATGAACCAGAATATCCCTCAAGATTAAAAGCAGTGTTTGATGTTCCTACAACCTCAAAGTTACCTTCAAAATTAGCTCCACCAAGCATTGCAAAATTTGCTGCATAAGCAACTCCTGCCTCTGGATCAAAAGTAATTTTTTTAGTTGCCATTTACTAACTCCTTCAGTAAAGATTTAATCTCATTTAATTCACTTTTCAGATTAGCAAGATCTTCTTCAACGTTTAAAGATTTCTCTTTTTCACGTTTGCGTTGTTCACGACGATTTATATATTGTTGATAGGCACTTACATTTGTATTAATTATTTGATCGGTATGTGGATCTCTAACTAAATCTGTGTTACCTTCGACTGGAATAAAATCCTTCATTACGCTAAAGTAATTACCCTCAAATCAGAAACTCTAGGAACATAAGTTTGATTTGTTGATGTTAGAACAAATTTAACTCTATAGTATTTGAATGGTGGAAGATCCTCCATATTGAATTCATATTCCCTAAATGTCAATTCACTACTCTTAAATCCTGCTGCATCTGATGCTGGTATAAACCTATCCTGTCTACCATCACTTTCAGCAGAATTAATCACCTGACCATTATCATTCAAGTTCTTATAGCCAGGGAATGGTTCAAATATTGGATCAAAATTAGGTGTGGCACTGATTGCATAGAATGCTCTTATGTCGGAGTATTCATTGATATGTGCATCAAGTAATATTTTGATAGATGATGCGGAGTTTGCTAGAGTGTTTTCTCTAGAAACATACTGGCAAGATGTTGGGTCATCAAGTAAAGTATTAACTCTAGAATCAGTTTTGTAATTTGTAATAGGAGTATCAACTCTGTTAGAAACTAAAACTGCACTCATTCTTTGTAAATCAACAACAGGAGATAAATTTGGATTACTTGTTTCTAATGTAAGTGTTATATTAAATGATCTATCACCAGGTGAATTTTGAGTAACTGTATTACTAGTTTCATTAATTCTAGATGCAATCATTCTTGGTGAATTTAAATAGTTTGATTTATTTAAAGTAACACTCTCACTTCCCTTGTCTAAAAATGGAACATCAACTCCTTGACCCATACCATTATTAAGACTTGCTGCAGATATAGATTTCATAGCAGCAGATATTGTAGTACCAGGTACAGTTATGTTTGCAATGTTTGGTGAAATAATCTGGAAAGGAATGTTTTGTGTTGCATGAGTATCATATCCACCTGTTGATTTAGTACTATTGAAATATAATTTGGGATTACTATTTGCACTTGCATTACTTGTTCTGTTTGGAACCGTAAATGGTAATCCAGTTTGAGCAGCAGTCAAGTCTCCAGTAGCAATTTTAACAGTGTAACTATCAAATGTAATTGGAGAAGGATCTCTATCTGTAATTTCACTTAGTAAATGTGTTCTGTTGATTCTTGCAAGAGATACACCACCTAGTTCATACTTGCGAACAGGAGTTCCTTTAATATATCCTTTTGCATTGTTTCCTCTTGTTATACCTGTTATTGATCCACCAGAAGCACCAGTATATTTGATTACTTCGTCTCCTATCTGTAATAGGCCTGGATTTGTTGCTCCAACAGCAACATTCTCATATGTTGTAAAGTTATCTGTGCT